ACAGAAACGGAGACACATATGGCTAGTTCAACTTTTTCAGGTCCGTTGAGATCTGAAAGCACAGTTAAAACTGTTAGTAAAAACTCCTCTACTGGAGCGATTACTGAAATCATTACAATGGGTGATGCACCTGTTGCATTAGGAGATGAAAACAAAACTCTTGATGCTGCGACACACAGTGGAAGAGTTCTTGCGGTTCCTGCAATCGGCGCTAATAGAACTATTACTCTACCTGCACCAGTTGCTGGACAAACTTACAAGTTTATTTACGCTGGCGCTGCAGAAGAAACAGAGAATCTAATTATTGTAACACCAGGAAATAGTAATTTCTTCCTAGGTGGTATCGTACACTTAGACTCTAATGCAGATAACGTATCTGTTTACGCTGACGGAAACTCTAACTCAAGTTTAACTCTTACAGACAGTGGTTTGTTTGAGATTAATATTGTTGCTAAAGATAGCACCAATTACTACATTTGGGGTTACGCAGAAGGCGCAGACGTGCCTGCATTCGCAGACCAATAATAATTAATGTGGGCCTTCGGGCCCACACGTTCTTGATTAAGGAGGGAACATGGCAGACACAGTAACAGGACCAACAATCCTACAACAAAACGACAAACGAGTTACAATCAAGATAGTTGTACAATCTGATGGAACAGGTGGCACAACTGTATTTGGTGATGTATCGGCCCTTGCAAAAGACGAACGTGGTAACTCTGTTAGCACTTTATCTTTACAGAGAGTATGGTGGTCGTGTGCAAACGGTGATGGTGGCGACGCTTTTGCTCGTTTAGATTATGAAGATTCGGATGGAGACATTCCAATCATAACTTTAATTGACTCTGGTTATTGGGACTTTAGAGAGTTTGGTGGCATACCAGCAAACACTAGTTCTAACTCTAACGAAAATGACGTAAACTTCGTTGTGGCAGCAGCGGCTGATTCTGGAAACAGCTTTACCTGCATAGCAGAGTTTATCAAAAACTATTAAGAGGTAGCACATGGCTGTATCGGGATCTACAGACTTTAATCTGGAAGCTGCTGAAGTTATTCAAGAGGCCTATGAAAGATGTGGCCTACAAGAAATAAGCGGTAAAGATTTACGCACAGCCGTGCGCAGCATGAATTTGCTCATGTCAGAGTGGGCCAATAGAGGACTAAATTTATGGACTGTATCTCTTGGAACTCAATCAACGACAGCCAGTGATAACGATTATGATTTAGACACTAATATCATAGACGTGTTAGAAGTTTCTTTACGTGATTCAAACAGCACTGACACAACGTTGACAAGAATTAGTAGGGCAGATTATCATATGTTGCCCAACAAATCATCAGAGGGAAAACCTTCACAGTTTTATTTTGAAAGAACAACGACACCAACCTTGTTTCTATACCCAACACCTGATTTATCGACATACACTGTAAGGTATTATTTTTTAAAGAGATTAGATGATATAGATGCACCATCTAATAACGCAAACGTGCCTTTTAGATTTTTGCCTTGTCTAACTGCTGGAATGGCCTATTATCTGGCGATGAAAAAAGCGCCCGAGAAAGTTCCTCTTTTAAAAGCAGTTTATGATGAGGAGTTTGAGAGAGCGCGTCAAGAGGACAGGGACAGAGCAGGTTTTAGTGCTGTGCCCGGTCGTTCTTACTTTAACAACTATTAGTCAGGAGGCTATATGGATAAACTAAACGCAGTAAAAAACTGGGTAATGGCATTAGACAAAAAGAAAAAAATTGCTATTGCAGCAGTTGTTGTAATCATAATTATCGCACTGATAGCATAATGGAACCAAGAGCGAGCACAGATTATATTGTCATCCACTGCTCGGCTACTAAGCCGAGCATGGATATTGGTGCGGATACTATTAAAGATTGGCATGTGAACGAAAGAGGTTGGCGTGACATAGGTTATCATAAAGTTATAAAGAGAAACGGAGAAGTACAAGATGGTCGTGATATTAGGGATTCTGGCGCACACGCAGCGGGATATAATTCTAAGAGTGTTGGTGTGTGTATGGTGGGTGGAATGGCTGAAGATAATTCTGCTGAAAATAATTTTACTCCTCACCAATGGGTAGCGTTGATTATGGAAATTAAAAAACTATGTGAAATGTATCCTGAGGCAAAGATCATAGGACACAATGAAATAAGTGAAAAAGAGTGCCCATCGTTTGATGTGCAACAATGGAAGGCAGACAATTTATGATATTAGATGTTGTTAAACTAGCAATCGGCGCTGGCACACACATAATGAAAAATAGACAGCAGCGCAAAATGCTCGAGTCAGATGCTGCAATGTTGCATGCACAGAAAATGGCAAGTGGCGAAATTGAGTATCAAGCAGCTGTGAGGCAATCAAACGACAAGGGATGGAAAGACGAGTTCGTTTTGATCCTCGTAAGTGCCCCAGTGATTTTATTGATATGGAGCGTGTTTAGTGAAGATCCAGACATACAACAAAAACTGCACATGTTCTTTGAGCAGTTTAATAATCTCCCTTTCTGGTACCAGACGCTTTTTGTCGGGGTCGTGGCGTCCATATACGGTTTGAAGGGCGTAGATATTTTTAAGAAAAAATGATTTGGATAATCTCAGCCATGTTGGTGTACCATGATGTGCCACAACCTGTGCTGACTGATTATACGATAAGATCGTTTGATACTAAATACGAGTGTATAGAGTATACGTGGGACAATAAGGTAGAGATGGTTGACACTTTGCTTGAGATGCACAGATATAAAGAAGATAAAGAATTAAAGACATTTGCATTTTTTTGTGAGAACAGGTACGTGCAATTAGATGAGGTATGAACACTATATCAGATGATATTCTCGAATGGTCTGAGAAATATCTAGAACCAAAAAATGAACATCTAGGTGATGTCCCTGTTTGCCCCTATGCTCGCATGGCTAGGTTGCAAAAAAAATATCGAATACTAGAAGTTCACAATCATGACAGTTTTATTGATCAAATAGTCAAAGGCATAGAAATAGTCAGAGACCCTGACATACAAATAGTTATAGTTGGTTGCAGTGACATTCGAATGGGGCCAGAAGAACTGGCCTCTATAATTCACGCGTACAACGTTGTTTTTGTTCCTCAAGACATATATTTAATGTGCTCGCACCCACACGATGAAGACGAGGAGGAAGAGGTAGAGTTTTTAGACACGGACAATTGGGAGCCAGACAATGAGTTCATGATGGTTCTCATACAAAATTTTGACGAACTAGAAAAAGCTAGTGACAATTTACGCAAAACTGGATATTATGATCACTGGCCTTCAGATTATTATGAGGGCACAGTAAAAAAACGACAATCTTATAGGAGATATCGAAATGGCACGTCCCGGTCTATACGCTAACATCCACGCTAAAAGAAAACGTGGGGGTAAAATGAAAAAGAAAGGAGCGAAAGGTGCTCCTACCGCAGCAAACTTTGCTAGAGCAAAGCAAACAGCAAGGAAAGGTATGAAGAAAGGCGGCTTTCCAGATTTGTCCGGTGATGGTAAAACAACTATGAAAGATATTCTTATAGGAAGAGGTGTAATTAAAAAAGGAGACACTATGAACAAAAAGAAGCGTGTTATGAAACGTGGTGGTGGCATGATGAAAAAACGCGTTATGAAACGTGGTGGCGGTATGGCTAAAAAGAAAAGAGTAAAAGCTATGGGCGGCGGCATGATGAAAAAACGCGTTATGAAACGTGGCGGCGGCATGATGAAAAAAAGAATGAAGCGAGGCGGAAGAGCTAAGTAATGACTAAACTTTGCCCTAGAGGAAAAGCAGCAGCCAAAAGAAAATTTAAAGTTTACCCAAGCGCATACGCAAACGCGTATGCGTCTAAAGTATGCGCCGGTAAAATTAAAGACCCTTCTGGTGTAAAAAGAAAAGATTTTCGTGGTAGCAAAGCTAAAGGTGGTTTAGTTGCGGCTACAAAAAGATTAAAAGCGCAAGGTTTAAAAAATGGTGGGCGTGTTGCAAGAGGTTGTGGCGCGATAATGCCAGATAGAAAAAAAGTAACGAAGTTCGCGTAACATGTCTGGGCACAAAGGACTAGACAAATGGTTTAAACAAGATTGGGTTGATATTGGTTCCAAGAAAAAAGGCGGAGGCTTTGCAAAATGTGGACGTTCAAAGCAAAAAAGGGACGCCAAAAGAAAATATCCTAAGTGTGTTCCAAGAGCTAAAGCCAACAGAATGACAGAAGGTCAAAGACGTTCTGCGGTTTCTCGTAAAAGATCTAAGGCACAAGGCGTTGGTGGTAAACCAACTAATGTAAAAACTTTTACTAGAAAAAAAATGGCTGACGGCGGGTACATAGGCAGTTTTATTGATTTAAATTTACCTTTAGGTAGAGGTGAATACAAAAGAGTGGGTAATCCGTCTCTTAAAAAATATTATAAAACACTTGGCATTATCTAATGGTAATCAACAGATCTCAGATGAGAAAACAAATTTCTACTGGGAGAAAGAAAAGAAGAGACCCAAAAGTAGGCACAGGTAAAAAACCAAAGGGATCAGGAAGGAGACTATACACAGATGAAAATCCGAAGGACACTGTACGTATTGCGTTCGCGACTCCGCAAGATGCCAGGAAGACTGTGGCGAAGGTCAAAAAGGTATCTAAACCGTTTGCGCGCAAAATACAAATCTTAACAGTTGGCGAACAACGTGCCAAAGTTATGGGCAAAACACAGGTAGCCAGCATATTTAAACGAGGTAAAGATGCCATCCGCAAAACACATAATCGTAAAAGGAAAAAAGTATAAGAAATCTCCGTTGAAAGACTCTCCTCGCAAGCGCAAGCTTGTAAAAGGGTTGATGAAAGCTCGTAGAGATGTTAAAACTGCATTAGACAAAAAGAACGCTAGGTCTGAGCGCAACGCACGTAATCGTGTGCAAAAATTCAAAGTATTATTAGGAGAACGTAGTGGCAAGAAAAAGAGATAAAATGCCGGCTAGAAATAAAAAAAATTTTAGGCCTACAAAAAAAGGCGCAGGCATGACACGTGCAGGTGTGGCTGCATACAGAAGAGCAAATCCTGGAAGTAAATTAAAAACAGCAGTGACAGGAAAAGTAAAAGCTGGTAGTAAAGCTGCAAAGAGGCGTAAATCATTTTGTGCACGTAGTGCAGGACAAATGAAAAAGTTTCCAAAAGCTGCAAGAAATCCTAACTCTAGATTAAGGCAAGCAAGGAAAAGATGGAAATGTTAAAAAATGTTTCAATAGCTGTTGTGATAACAACCATTTTTCTTTGGGGTTTAAGCACTATGATGGATTCAGCGATAGCAGACGTGACAGGAGCTGGAGCCACAACTAACACACAATCCACAACAGGATCGTCAGCTACAAACACTGCAATCACAGGTGGCTACCACAGTGAGGCAACAACAAATTATCAATCGGGTTCGTCATCATCTACAACTACAAACAATTCTACAACAAACAATAACAACAGCTACACAGGCGACACCAGAACTGTGCCGTCAGCATCAGCGCCAGGTATATCTGCGATGTCACAAGATCTTTGCACTGTTGGTGTAGGACTCGGAATACAAAAGCCGCTGATAGGTGGCAGCATTGGTATCACAAAGCGTGATATGAATTGTGAAAGAATGAAACTATCTAAATTATTATTTGATTTTAACATGAAAGTTGCAGCTGTATCTATACTTTGTCAAGATAGCAGAGTATTCTCAGCCATGGCTCATGCTGGAACCCCGTGTCCATTTAACGGTAAAATTGGTGATCAAGCACTAGAAGAATGGAACAAGTACGACCAACAAAGACCAGATTACGAAGAGTATACAAAAGCTCTGCGTTACATGGAAAAGGTTGACAATAAAATTTTGGAGGGACTAGATGAGAAGGAAGCTTATATTACTGACGGCAACGACAATCCTGTTAAGCTCGGCAGCGAATAGCACAGACGTAATTCTTGAAGATACACCCAATGTTGGTGACACTACAACTATTACAACTATCACGTCTGGCAATCCTGCAAGCACAGGCAACTTAGTTTCACAAGACTTTGACGACGGCAGCTGGGTAGGCACAATGTTTCCTGATAGCTCTGACATCAACGAGTCAACTTGGTTGACCGGCAAGGACGGCAAGTATGCAGAAACAACAATAGACTCTGACGATCATTTGTCGTTAGAAGAATTACAACTTGGTTTTACATCTACCTTTGGTGCACAGATACGATGGTGGAACCCTGTCGAGTCAACAGTCACACTTACACAAACTGCAACCAACGGTGTTGATACAACAACACAAAGCACAACATTTTATGACACAACAAATCATAACTATCAAACCAATCCATATTCTAATCAGCTTACACTTGCACCAGATGCACAAAACCAGCACGGCACACTTACTGTAAGATTTAGTTTTGATATACAAGGCAACAAAAATTACAACGGAGGGCATGCAGGTGTTGACGTACGTGATCCTGTAGTCACTGTTGATTACAACACATTATCAACCACCACGTCCACTAGTGTGGTTTATTGTTGGCAAAAGAACCCACCAACCTGTCCTGGTCAAGACGAGATAGAAGACGTGCAGGAACAACTAGAGCAGTTTGAGTTGATGGAGTTTACAATACCAGAAGATATATTTCTTGCACCACCACCAGAAATTGAATACACATTCAATCCTGTCTTTGAAGAGATAGAGGTCGTAGAAGAGTTTGACATAGTTGCGATGGATGAATTTTTTTTTGAAGATGACTATTTCGAAGAGCCTATCATGGAGGAGTTTATTCCAGTCGATGTTGTTATGGTTGAAGATTTAGATTGGAATGATTCTAATGTAGAATTATTTGAAGAACTGCCTCCGATGGAGGAGGTGTATATGGAAGATATAGTTATGGAGGATATGTTTACAGAAGAATTTACAGAGGAGATGCAAGAAGAGTTTATCGAAGAGGTCTTTGAAGAAGTTGTTATGGAAACAGAACCTGAGCCCATCGAAGAAAAACCTGCGATGGAAGAAGTAAAAGAAGAACCAATTGAAGAGGAAATAGTAAATGAAGAAATTGCAGAGCAACCCAGCAGCGAAGAAGTTGTTGCAGACGAACCAGCACCGACAGCAGAGATTGCCCAACAAGAAGAAGCAATCCAGGAGCCAGCTCAAGAACAACCTAGCTCAGATGTGGAAGTTGATTTAGATATAAAGGTTGCAGCCATAGAAAAGGCCATACAAAGCAAGATAAAGAACGAAATGCAAAGAGTCAGTGTCACACTCGATGTAATTAACGAAGTTGTGTCTCGTGAGATGACAGCCACGCAAGCAGACATTTCTAGCTATTTTGATACCAACGCTGCTCTGTTTGATAGTCGTCAGTTGCCCAGCGGAGACCCTGCTTTCTTTATGCAAGCTAGTCTTGAAAGCTACGACAAAACAATATATGCTAGGCAAGTGAGCATCGCGGGCACAGACCCTGTCGTACAGCATCAAATTAAGGTGCAAAACGCCAAGAAAAAGACCAGTGATGCCTATAGAAACCTTATGGAGTTATTAAATGCAAGAAATGTTCAGTAAATTATCGTCGTATGCTGCACTACTTGGTGTCATTGGCGCCATTGGTGGTGGCTTCATGGCGTGGGGTGAGTTCAATAATCGTATTGCACAATTAGAAAACAAAGAGTTTGTGGTGAATGAAACTGTAGATTTATCAGGTATTATCAAAGAACTAGAAGAAATTAAAGCTGATGTAAAAATTAACGATGCAGCTATCAAGTTTCTTGATGCAAAAATAGAAGAGCTAAAAGCAGAGCAAGACAACCCATTATTAAATTAGTATGGCAAGAGCAAGAGGTAAATATTCACAGGCAATATCTGACAGAAGCGGTGTAGCTTTTCCATATAAAGAAATGGTAAAAGAATGGAACGGCTCGCTAGTGCACAAGTCTGAGTTTGAAAGAAAACATCCACAGCTTGAACCAAGTCCTGTTGCGGCCGATGCTCAAGCATTAGAAAATGCAAGGCCACAAGAACAACACGTTATTAGAGTTTTTATCGGCAGAGGCGCCGACACTATTTTTACATCAACTGCAACGGGAGGAACGCAACCCTCTACTGTTGCTAAAGATTTAACAGCAAACTTTGAATTAGGAACAGTGACTGTATCATGACTTCATTTAATCAATTAAAACAAGATTTAATAGATTTAACAGAAAACAATAGTTCTGATTTTGCATCGGAAAGTCCTCAGTTTATTGACACAGCAGAACGCAGACTAGGAAGAGAACTTGACAATGTTCCCGAATTGTACAAACATCAAAATGCTACGTTAACTATCGGCGATGCCTTTGTGACGAAGCCAACTGATCTAATCACGATCATTTCCTTTCAGGTGCTGTCCTCAGCCTCGGCTAGGACAGCATTGGAATACAGAGATGTTGGATACATAAACGAATACTGGCCCACACGGACAAGCACTAGCACTCCAAAATATTATGCAGATTGGGATAATGATTTTTATATTATCGCTCCAACTCCTGACGCTGCACTTACGGTTGAGATAAACTACAGAACAAGATTTAGTTCACTATCAGGAAGCAATACAACAAACTGGTTAACAGACAATGCATACGATGCTTTGTTATATGGTTCATTGATAGAAGCTGCGGTTTATGATAAAAACCCTCAAATGCTTCAATTGTATGAAAAACGATATCAGGAAGCAGTGGCAACGGTGAACAAAGAATTAGCTCTTAGAAGAACAAACAGCTTTACGGTGTAATTATGGCATTTGCAGTAGCAGACAGAGTAAGAGAAACAACAACGACCACAGGGACAGGCACCCTTAATTTAGATGGGGCTGTATCTGGTTTTAGAACTTTTGTATCTGGTATCGGTGATGGCAACGTAACTTATTATGCAATCGTTCACAGAACATCAGCAGAGTTTGAGATAGGTATTGGCACAGTTACTGATGCATCAACAGACACACTTTCAAGAACAACTGTCTTATCAAGCTCTAACAGCAACAGTGCAGTAACTTTTAGCGCAGGAACAAAAGATGTATTTTGTACACAACCAGCAAGCAAAGCTGTGTTTGAAGACAACAATGCTGATGTCACACTACCAGATGATCTTATACTTGGATCAGACTCTGCTGTATTAAAGTTTGGTGCAGACTCTGACACCACTTTAACTCACACAGACGGCACAGGGCTTACACTAAACTCTACAAACAAATTAACATTTGGTGATGCTGCAAGCTTTGTACAACAAAGCTCTAACGGTGTATTACGTATAGATGGTGAGGCCACCATTGATCTTAATGCGTCGACAGCAGTCACAGTCAGTAATGATTTAAAATTAGACAGTGATAGTGCTGTTCTTGGTTTTGGAGCAGATAACGAAATTACATTGACTCATGCTGCCGATACAGGGCTAACGCTCAACGGAACATTTGCAGCTACGTCTGTCACAGCAAACAGTGGCGTTGTTGTAGATAACATCACAATTGATGGCACAGAGATTGACCTGTCATCAGGAGATTTAACTCTTGATGTTGCGGGCGATATTATTTTAGATGCAGATGGTGCCAACGTTACCGTAAAAGATGGAGGCACAACAACTCTTGACATTGTATCCAATGGCACCACGGATGTCACACTGGACGCTCCGGGTGATATTATACTTGATGCGGACGGTGGTGATGTTTTCTTTAAAGATGGCGGGACAACTTTTGGTAGCGCAACCAACACTTCTGGTAATTTAATAATTAAATCAGGGACAACCACTGCGCTAACGTTTAGTGGTGCAGATGTTACAATTGCAGGGGATCTTACAATCTCAGGTGACGATTTAACGATGGGAACCAATACAGCTGGTCACTTACTTATTGCAGACGGCACAAACTTTAATCCAGTGGCTGTTGGATCGTTGTCTGAAATATCAACAGTTGCAAACGATGATGTATTTTTAGCTGTTGACACATCAGGTGGTGGACTTAAAAAAATCACAAGAAGTACAATTGTATCTGGCCTTGCTGCATCTGGTGCATCATTATCAAACGTTGTTGAAGACACAACTCCACAACTTGGTGGATCACTGGATGTAAACGGTGAGGACATTGTCTCCGTATCAAACGGTAATATTACATTAACACCTAACGGCACAGGTGTCGTTCGAGTGGACGGTTCTAATGGTATTGATATGCAGTCTGGTGCCATCTCTATTAAAAACAGTGGTGCTGAGTCTTATATTAGATTTTATTGTGAGTCATCTAACGCTCACTACACACAATTACAAGCGGCGCCACACTCTGCTTATTCTGGAAACGTAACAGTTGTTCTTCCTGCATCAGCAGACACACTTGTTGGTAGAGACACTACAGATACACTTACAAATAAAACATTAACAACTCCTGTTATTGCGGAAATAGATTCTGGAGCTAACATCACTTTAGATGCTACAGCGGATATTATTTTAGATGCAGGCGGCGCCAATATAACATTTAAAGACGATGGCACATCTATTTTAGATATTGCAAACAATTCTAGTGACGTTGAGTTAACAGTAAGTGTCGCTGATAAAAACTTTGCAATCAAAGGAACAGACGGATCGTCTGCTATCACAGCTCTTGATATTGATATGGCTCTCGCTGGTAAGGCAACATTCAATGGCGCAGTGGTCGTTGGTGGTGATCTTACAGTCAATGGTACAACGACAACGGTCAACAGCACGACTGTTACCATAGATGACCCTATCTTTACACTGGGTGGTGATACAGCTCCTGGATCTGATGATAACAAAGATAGAGGTATTGAATTTAGATATCACAATGGTTCAGCGGCTAAGATTGGTTTCTTTGGTTTTGATGATAGCACAAGCAAGTTTACATTTATTGCAGATGCTAGTAACTCTTCTGAAGTATTTAGTGGTAGTGCAGGTAATGTTGCTTTTGGTGATATTGCAGCAGCTGGAGACGTTACAGTAGGTGACGATTTAACTTTAGAGTCTGATGCAGCTGTTCTTAACTTTGGTGCAGATAGCGATGTGTCACTAACTCACGTTGCAGATACAGCACTGTTATTGAACAGTTCAAGACAACTACAGTTTGGCGATTCTGGCACATACATACATCAGTCAGCTGACGGTGTTCTGGATCTAGTGTCCGATACAGAAATAGAAATCAACGCTACCACAATAGATATCAACGGTAATGTGGAAATATCTGGAGATCTAACTGTATCAGGTGACGACATTACCATGGGCACAAACACATCAGGTCATATCATGGTTGCTGATGGCACAAACTTTAACCCTGTCGCTGTGTCTGGCGATGTTTCGATCGCAGCAAACGGTGCAGTAACTATTGCCAATACAGCTGTAGAAACAGCCATGATTGCAGCCGATGCCATAACAGAGGCTAAAATTGCAGATGACGCGGTTGAAAGTGAACATATAAACGACAATGTAATTTCAGGGCAAACGGCTCTAACATCTGGACTTGCGACGACAGATGAGTTATTAATAAGTGATGGCGGAACCATTAAAAGAATGGACGTCAGCGTGCTCAGTGAGCAGTTTGCGTCAGCCGATGACGTGACAGCGTTGGCTATTGCACTAGGATAAGGAGAGATAAATGGCTAATACATTTAAGGTAAAAACAAAAGCAGGTGTTGGAACGTCGATCACGACTGTCTACACTGTGCCAAGTTCTACGACTACGGTTGTTCTAGGATTGATTGTAGGCAACGTAACAGGGTCAGCGGTCAACGCAACAGTTCACGTAGAATCAGACACATCAGATACAGAAACAAACGGCAACGTTGAGCTAGTAACAAATGCACCGATACCCGCAGGAGGTTCACTAGAAACTCTTGGAGGAGGCAAGTTAGTATTACAAACGACTGACATATTACGAGTGACTTCGGACACGGCGTCATCTCTTGATGTTGCGTTATCAATAATGGAGATTACATAAGATGGCAGCACAAATTCCAAGTAATGGTATAAATTTAGATAAAGGATTATCTTTTCCTGCAACTATTTCAGCTCAGAGTGGAGTTAATGTTCTTGATGAATATGAAGAAGGAACATGGACACCAGTATTGGGAAGCACGGGAAGTTATTCAGGACAAGGATATGACACTCAAACTGGTAACTATACTAGAATAGGTAGACAAGTAACACTTCACATGTACATAGATTTAAATGCTGCTGGAACACTTGGAGACTATAGTACAATTTTTGGATTACCTTTTACGCCAGCTACAACTTCAGTGGGTTCAATTCACCTTTCGATCGCAAACATAACACTTACAAGTGGACATCACTTTACTGCAAACTGGTACACTGGAGGAAGTGCAAGAATATATATACTACAAGCAGATGGTGGTGCATTAGATCAAGTCGCTGCTTCAGGTCATGGTGATAATGCTCAAGTGTACATGACAGCAACTTTTTTAGTTTAATATTTAAAAGGAGAAAACAATGGCAATAACAAAAGAAATAATAACAGCACAAATAGAGGTGGTCGGTGAACACAAATATGTTCAGATAGCTGAAGATACTGTTATTAAAGAAGATGGCACAGAAATATCTCGTACACGACATAGAAGAATGTTGGAGTGTTGCACTTTAGACAATGATAAAAATAAAGTTGATACAGATGTATCTGGCGAGTCTTCTGAGATACAAGGTATTTGTAACACTGTTTGGACTGATGCTGTAAAAAATGCTCATGCTGAAAAATTAAAAAAAGAAATACCGTAAGAGAGAAATATGAGTTACATCGGACAAGGATTACCAGCTGATACTTTTCAAGGTTTTACCACCGACAGTTTTACTGGCGATGGTAGCGCTACAACTTTTACACTCAGCAAAGAACCATTCTCCGAGGACACACTAATCGTTGTCATCAACAACGTTATACAAAAACCCACAACTAACTTCACCGTATCAGGCACAACCCTAACTATTGTTGGCACAGCTGTAGCATCAGGTGACGTGATCTATGCAATACACATGGGCGGTCCACTGCCCATTGGTGAAGTAAATAAATTAGATCTCAACGGCGGATCAGACCAACTGATTCTCGATGCAGATGCCGATACAACAATAAGTGCTGACACCGATGACCAGATAGATTTCAAAGCAGGTGGGACAGATATTATGTCACTTACTGCAACGACTGCACAAATTAATGATGGCCTTACGGTAACTGTTTCTGACAATACAGACACACTTACAGTAGAATCAACTGATGCAGATAGTAGTGGTGGTCCAGTTTTAAAAATGTATCGTAACTCAGCAAGTCCAGCAGACAGCGATACAACTGGTAAAATAAATTTTGTTGCTAGAAATGATAATTCAGAAGACGTAACATTAACAGCTATTGAGCAAAATATCGTAGATGCTTCTGATGGAGCTGAAGATGGATTGTTATATTTTAGAACAATGAAAGACGGCACATCAACAGATGCTCTTCATATAAGTCCAACCGAGTTGGTTGTTAACGATTCTCAAGTTGATAGAGATTTTAGAATTGAAAGTGATTCAAATGCTATCTTGTTTAAATTACAAGGTGTAAACTCAGGTAACTCAGCAGGCACTATTGGTTTCAACTCTAGTAACTCTGACGGAAACTTTATTGAAGCAGTAAACCCACAATCTGGTGTTTATTCATTGATGGTTCAAGCTAGCACTAGTTCTGGTGGTATATACACTTTAGGTTTAAGATCAACAGGTCAGGCTCCTGATGATAACAGTAGTGCCTTTATTAATGCATTTGATACTGGTGCTGTAAGATTTAGAGTTTACTCAGATGGTGATGTACAAAACCACGACAACTCTTATGGCTCTACCTCTGACTCAAGAATTAAACAAGGTATAAGAGATGCCAACTCTCAATGGGACGATATTAAAGCACTTAAGGTTAGAAATTTTAAAAAGAATGATGACGTAACTAAATATGGAGATAAAGCTTGGGAACAGATTGGTGTTATAGCACAAGAGTTAGAAGCCGCTGGTATGGACAAATGTGTTAAACAAGAAGTTTTATACACATCTGAGGACCAAGAAACTAAAGAGTATTTGTACACACAAAAGGATAAAGACCAAGGTTTAATACCAGAAGGTAAAGATGTAGGTGATGTGCAAATAGCAAAAACAGCAAACGTAGGTGACATTAAAGAGTATAAAACAGTCAAGTATTCTATTCTATACATGAAAGCCATCAAAGCACTACAAGAGGCCATGGCAAAAATAGAAACACTAGAAACAAAAGTAAAAGCATTGGAGGACGCATAGGATGACACAAACAAAAGTAGAAGCACCATTTGTAGAGGGAGTAGGCGGAGGCTTCAAAAATGTAATTATTAATGGTGATATGCAAGTTTTTCAAAGAGCAACCTCTGCTACCACAATACCATCATCTGGTTATTCAACGGTAGACCGTTTTGGTTTTTCAGAGGGTTCAGGTGGGGCAGCAACCTCTGAGCTTGATAATTTGTCAGTTGCAGATCAAGCAACCACAGGTCAAGCTAGAGCGATAGAGTTGAATTGCACAACAGCAGATACCTCTATTGCAGCTGGAGACAGGTCTTATATGTTTTATAATATTGAAGCTCAAGACTGTCGTAGGTTTTTATATGGCACAAGTGCTGCTCAAACTTTAACTCTTTCTTTTTGGGCAAAATCAAACTTAACAGGTAACTTCCCACTCACTGTAAAAAAAGATGATAACACTGTTTATTATTTGCCGTTAAGTTACAGCATATCAAGTGCTAACACTTGGGAGAAACAAACAATTACTTGGACTCCCACAGAGGGTTCTACTTCACTTATAACTGCAAGTGGTGGTGCAATAGATAATGACAACGGCAGAGGTTTTCAAATATTTTGGGGACTCATGTGGGGTAGTAACTACACAGGTAGTCAAAGTGGAACACCAACATGGACTTCAACAGCTGATTTTGCAGACTCAGACATTACCTTTGTAAATTTTTACAGCAGCACAAGTAACAATTTATACATAACAGGAGTTCAATTAGAAGTTGGAGACGCAGCATCAGACTTTGAACACTTGCCTTTTGATGTTCAGTTTCATAGATGTCAAAGATATTTTCAAAAAATAACACATAGGTATAGAATTGTTACTAGATGGAATAATAACTCTGGTGTTCCCATAGGTTACATGGACTTTATGCAAACGATGAATCATGAACCAACAGTCACTAATTCAGGAACTTATGAAGATGGAACAGGTTATGGGCAAACTCCTAGTTATGGTGGCACTACAGAAAACGGAACTTATATAGCTGGTGCTGTTAGTGTTAGCACAAACAATACACATTACATTCACAACGGTGTTTCAGAAATGGATGCGGAGTTATAACATGATACAATCAGTAAAAAAAAATAATCATCCTCTTACAGGAGAATTTGAAAATTACATAATAGTTGAGAACGGCATTACGAGATATGTTCCAAATTCTACTAAGAATAGATATTATCAAATGATACAAGAGTGGGTAGATGCAGGTAATACAATAGAGGAGGCCGATTAATGTCATACATAGGAAGAGACATACGAACAGGAGCGTTCAGACAACTCGATGACATCTCATCAGGGTTCGATGGTTCTGATACCACGCATACTATGCAGGTCAACTCAACCAATGTCAGCGTTGGTGATGTGAATCAAATACTCTTATCGCTTGGTGGTGTAATACAAAAGCCAGGCACAGACTTTACTGTATCAGGTAGCACACTAACATTCACAACGGCACCTGCTGCCAACACAAATTTCTTTGCCATACTACTAGGTTCAGATAATGGCGGAACGGTGACACCGACTGACGTATCTGTAACAAAAGCAAAACTTGCGGATGAAGTAGATATCTTTGCAGGAACGTCTCTCAGTGCTGCTGATTTAGGTGCTGGAGTGCATATTAAAACTGGTGATAGTGGTGCAAGTGTTGATGCAAGTGCAGACGAATTAGTTATAGAGGGCAGCGGTAACGCAGGAATGACAATAGCTAGTGGAGCTTCAAACAATGGAATTATTTATTTTGCGGATAGTGGTTCAACTTATGATGGTTATATAAATTATAGCCAAAATGATAGAGCAATGACGCTTGCAACTGCTCAAACAGCAGCTCTTAAAATAGATGCTAATGGTCACGTAAATCAACCACTACAACCAGCTTTTAGAGTTAGTAACGGAACTCAAAATGACGTTGCAGTAAACAGCAATGTTACAATTATTTTTAGTAGTGAAATATATGATAAAAACTCAGATTTTAATACAGGCACGTACACTTTTACGGCTCCTGTTACAGGAAGATACCTTTTTGCAGTTACTATTGTTGCTCTTAATGTTGACTCAGCAATATCATACGCACAAGCAAAACTAGTAACTTCAAACCATACAACAAAAATACAAACTCTAGAATCAGGGGCAGATCATTTTAACGAAGATGCAGCTTACTATCAGTTTCATAACACAGTTATAGAAGAAATGGATGCAAATGATACTGCTTATGTTCAAATAAGAATACAAGGCGGAGCTGCACAAACTGATATTGATTCCGACTCAAACACAGGAACTTTATTTCACGGATATTTATTAGGATAAGGAGGTAAAATATGGCTGATCACACAAAAACAATAACATTAACAGATTTACAACAAACAATTCTGTCTAATGATTTATATAACGATACGGATAACAAAGGTCTTGATGACTGGATACAAGCAGCAGTTGATGGTAAAATCAACAACTGTTGGAAACGTATGCAAAAAGAATGGACAACTAAGTTAATGGATGATGATTCATTTACAGATGCTATTCCATCTAATCAAGCAGACTTTGTAGCACTGGTCACAGCTCGTTCTGATTACAAAAACAGAAAAGCTAGAGACGACGCATAATTAACAAACGAAAGGCAGAAATATGAACGACAAACAATCTAAATACGTCAACAACGTTATTGCGTTGTTGACCAAACAAAGAAACGATGCTTTGGATTTAAACACTAAACTACAAGCTGATTTGATTACAGCTCAAATGGAGCTAGCAGAGTTGAAAAAAGAAGAGGAAAAAGAAGAGCAGGTTAACTAATGGCAACGGAAAATTGGTCACCAGTATTTGTATTAGAGGCAATTGGTACAGATATACCAACTGAGATCGAAACTTCTGCTTTTGGTGCGGTGGCTTTTGGTGTAGTATCATTTGGCGGCAGTCCAGATGTTGGCCGTGAATTTTGGTCTGATATATCAGCTTCAGCCAATACCGAATCATGGTCTGAGATCAGTGCCGCATAGGAGATTATATGGCAATAACACAAGCAGTATGCAACTCATTCAAGCAAGAGCTTCTTCAAGGTCTGCATGATCTTGATGGGCATACACTTAAACTTGCCTTGTATACATCGAGTGCCACATTAGGGCCAACGACCACTGCTTTTTCTACAACGAACGAGTCAAGCGGCACCAACTACACATCAGGTGGTGCAACCATATCAAACGTTGCCGTGTCATTATCTGGCACAGTGGCTTTTGTAGATTTTGATGATGTGTCTTTTTCAAGCGCAACTATATCTGATGCAGCAGGGGCACTCATTTACAATTCATCAGCGAGTAATCGTGCAATCGCTGTGTTAGACTTTGGTGGCACCAAGTCTGTATCTAGTGGCACGCTAACTGTAACTCTACCATCGGCATCTGCAACAACAGCTTTGATAAGGATAAGTTAAATGCCTTTAACAAAGATGCAAATAGAAGCAGGGATCTTCAAGGACGATACCGTTTACTCTCAAGAAAACAGGTACGTTGACTCTAACAAAATTCGTTTTATGAAAAGTCGACCTGAAAAGATTGGTGGTTGGGCAAAGTTAGATACGGATACAATTACAAGCGGTGTGGCTAGAACAATACTGCCATTTCGTGGTCAAGTAGCCAACAACAAACGATATATTGGGATAGGGACACACAGTCATTTATATTTATACGATGATGGTGCAGGCAGTTATATAGACATAACACCCGCATCAAGCTACACAGCCGGTGCACAACACACCACGATAAGTTCAGGAGTGTTTACTTTTGCTGGCATTTGGACAATGGACACGTTTGGTGAAGATTTGTTATGTGTTAATAAAATAGGTGGCAAACTATACAAGTTTGATTTGAGTGCATATCAAGGTGACGCGACCACAAACGCAGCTGTTGTCACGGCTGTAACGGGCAGTAGTGTGCCGTCAACGGCCAACGGTGTTATCGTCAATCAACAATCAAGACAAGTTATTTTGTTTGGTGCACACGATGGCACAAGTGATGCGCCGATGCGTGTTGCATTTTCTGATCTTGAGAACGAAAGGGACTTCACACCAACTCTTGATAATTTTGCCGGCGCTGTAGAATTACAAGGAGGCAACCTGCTTCTTGGCGCAGTTAGGACAAAAGGCAACATTTTATTATTTTCTGATACAACAGCTTTTTCTATGACATTTGTAGGACAACCTGATGTGTTTGCATTTCAAACACTAGCAGAGAATGCAGGCATCGTAGGACCAAACGCTGTTGTTGAACATAACGGTATTGTGTATTGGATGGGTAACGATGGATTTTATGCATACAGTGGACAAGTGCAAAGCATTCCTTGCACTGTAGAACGTCACGTATTTGATAATCTTACCAAACAACAAAAATTAAAATGTTTTGCAGCATTAAATACTAAATTTAACGAGGTTTGGTGGTTCTATCCAACTGGATCGACAGATGCATCAGATGATATTACAAATTATGTCATATACAACTATTTAGAAAATGTTTGGTCTGTAGGGACACTGGCCAGAGGAGCGTGGGCAGCAGAAGGGATTTATGACAATCCTCTTGCAACTTCTCTTGCGGCATCTAGTTCTGTAATATTTAAACACGAATCAGGGACAGATGACGACGGTTCGGCTATGGAATGCACAATAACATCAGGAGATATGGACTTACCACCAGATGGAGATGATATGATGTATGTCACCGACTTTGTGCCAGATTTTGATGATCAGGTCGGAGATGTCACAGTCACTTTAAAATTTAGAGACCATCCAAACGGGACTCAACGCACAGAAGAAACAATCACATCTGGCACAGGCACAACGCATCAAAGCATTCGTGCTCGAGGTAGACAGATGTCTATCGTTGTTTCAAGCAACGCAACAAGTTCACATTGGCGCATGGGTGATCATAGATACAATATACAAGCGGACGGAAAGAGAAACACATGAGCGAAGAAAAGAAATGTCCTAAGTGTGGAGAAGTCATACCTGAAGACAAAGAAGCTTGTGAGCAAATGCAATGCAGTAACACTAAACTTATATTAGAAAATCAGATGGGAGAGGAGTAATGTCAGGGACTCGATTTAAGCAAATGCCAAGGCCAGCGTTTACAAATGCAAACATTGATCCTTCCTTAAAAATTTATTTGGATAGATTGTCCGCTGAAATAGAAAAAGGTTTTTTAGAAACTGATAGAGTTGTAACAGAAGAAGACATGTTAGACTCTAATTCTCAACTGACTTGGTTTTTCTTGTAATGTCACAACTATTTAAAAATTTTATTGCAACAACAAACGTAACAGGCAGTGCCGTAACATTTAAAGAGTGTCCGGCAGGGAAAACTTTGGTGTTTAGTGGTATCACTAGTTTTAATGGAAACGCTAGCACGGTAACACAACAAATACATCTGTTGGATGCATCTGAGGACGCTAGTAACACAATAGAATTTGGTGTTTCATACAACATATCTTCTGGCAACGCTCTTTTTTTGGATGAAAAAATTGTATTAGAAGAAGGAGATAAATTAGGGTTTGAATCAGATCAAGACACACAGAGAATATCAGGCAGTTTTGTGTTACTTGATAGTTCTAGTAAGACTCGTTACCGACATACTTCAAAAATAATAACCACAGAAGACAGCTTTGTAGATCTACTAGAAGCTCCAGCTGGTCACACAATTATTGTAAAACAATTAATTTTAAAAAACAAATCAGGCACCAACGCTACAGGAACAGATAATGAGCTTCGTTTGGTAGAGGACACAACTAACACATTCGTGCCTTTTGCAAGGGGAAATCTTAATAATAATGCTATAGCAAATTTTACCAATACTATGGTTTTAGAACCAGGAGACAAAATACAGTCTAGAATTACAGAACAGCCTTATCACGTGTCCATATTTTTCCAAGAATTACCAACCCCTTCGGTTAGAGGACAATAATGATTGAAAAACTCACAGAATACAGTAGATTAGGACAGATATGGGCATAGGAAGCAAACTCAAGAAATTAGCACGAAAAGTCATACCAAAAGAGACATCAAAGGTAGCTCCAATCGTCGGTGTATTTAATCCAGTACTGGGCGCAGCATTAGGTGCCGCAGGAGGCATACGAGAAGGAAACATTGGCGACGCTATTATTGGTGGAGCAAGCGCATACGGTATTGGAAGAGTAGCTCAAGGCATGGGCGTGCCACAGTTTGGTGGCAATCTTTCATCAGGATTGGGCTCAATAGTACAAAAAATACCCGGTGTCTCACAACTTGCAGGATCTTCTATTGGACAAGGCATAGGTGGTATTTTTGACAAAGCTCAAGCTTTTGGTGGTCAACTAGGAAACATTCTTGGAACAACAGGTGCAGCGCCTCAATCAGCTGGGACAGCAGCGACAGCGATCAATCCTGCAACCGCTGGTTCTCCGGGCGCTTTGTCTACTCAAACTGCAGCAGCCGCACAAGAAATTGCAAGTAGTGGACTTAGTTCACAAGCAAAAACTAGTCTTTTAGACGACCTTTTAAGTGGAGGAGGCCAAACAATATTAGGAAACGTTGGCGGGACTGGTGAAGCTGGCGAGGTAACGAGAGGGCAACTATTAAGAAGTTTACTTGGATTTGGCATAGGCGCATTTGAATCAAAACAAGCGAAAGATGAATACGAAGATAGAATGAACAGAGCAGGGTTCAATCAAACTCTTGATGAACTACAAGCACAATATCAAGACCCAAGAGTTTTTCAAAGCACCCCAATAAGCTATGAAGATGGGGGCGAAGTCAGAGATCCAGAGTATGAGGGTTGGAAAAAAATGTATGAAAAAAACCAAGATATTGGAATGATGCATCCAAAAGCCTCTGAATATTTAGAAATATATCAAAAAGAACAAGAACAATTGAATGAAAAAGCAAATGGTGGTATTATAGGGTTCGCAAACGGCGGTGAGCCAGCGATGGAAATGGACTATCGTGGCGGCGGTTTCATTCCTGTAGGCGCTAAAGAACGGGCAGATGATGTGCCTGCAAGATTATCAAAAAACGAATTTGTAATGACAGCTGACGCTGTGCGAGCAGCAGGAGGCGGTAACGTTAATAAAGGTGCAAAAAGAATGTACTCACTAATGAACGCATTGGAGGCAAAAGCATAATGGCAATATCACAACAAGATTTTACAAAAATGCCTCAGTTTGCACAGGATGCAATTAAAAGAATTTTTGGACAAGCCGCAAACATAGCTGATCGTTCTATTGACACAGCTGCTTTAGCACCAGACCTTGACCCTTATCAACAGCAAGCAGCAACTTTACTTAATCAAGGCATAGGTTCTTACAGTCCTTTCTTACAACAAGCACAAGAGTTTGCAGGCCCAGGCGGCGCTCAAGCTTTTATGAACCCGTACACACAAAATGTTGTTGATCAAACAACTCAACAATTACAAAAACAATTTGGATTACAAAGAGCTCAAGCAGATCAACGTGCGATACAGTCGGGATCTTTTGCTGGTAGTGGTACAAGAGGCGCTGTATTCGATGCGGCGTTGGCAGGAGAACAAGCGGACACGTTAGGAAGAAGTGTGGCTGACTTGTACAATCAAGGATTCACTCAAGCACAACAAGCGGCACAGTCGGGCGCTGGTATTCTCAGCGGATTAGGGCAACAGATTCAAGGACAACGGCTAGCGGACGTCAACGCACTGTTTAACCTTGGTGGTGCAAGAAGAGGTATTGCAGCTCAAAGAGGTATGCTTGGTTTCCAACTTCCTATAACTCAATCAAGTTTCTTACAACAAGCCTTCTCAGGTGTGCCTTTGTTCCAAGCAGCTCCTATGCCTAACCCATTACAAACTGGTGCTTCATTAGGCGGCATCTTTGGTGGCTTCGGTGGATAAGGTATTACAAAGATCATTATTTAAAATGCCGGTGCACGAGCACTACGGCACAGGAATAGCTTCTGGGTTGGCCGACAGGCCAGGGTACGCGGTCGGCGGACGGGTTAATTTAAAGGTAGGTGGTGATCCTGAACTTATAGAAAAAGGTAAAAACACCTTGGAGGATTTTTATGAAGACTCTCCAAAAATACTTGCCAACGGTCTTAAGAACGCAATGATTACAGAGTATTTAACCAACTTAGAATCTATCAAGGGCTTGGATGAAGCAGGGAAAAAAGATTATTTTAATAATTTTGTTAATAACTGGTATGACACACTGCCTCCTGATATTGTGAACTTCATTAAAGAAGGAGCAAAAGAAGACGGGTCGCCTCAAGCAAAAGAGTTGTTTCAAGCAATAAAGAGTGAATTAAAAGAAACATTTAATCAACTACCAACTTTTGAAAAAAATATTTATTTCAAAAGCATTGAAAATAACGGTCAAGCCTTGCCTAATTTTCAAACAGAACTAGAGGGTTTTAACAATTATTACGGGGGAAATTTAGATCAATTATCTCAAATTACAGGCATAGACTTAATGCCAGGAACCACAAAAGAAAATCAAGAAATCGTTGATAATATTAATATAGATCCTGGCCCTAGGCCAGACCCTAAACCAGAGGGCCTTGCAGCGTTGGATCAAACTAGTCCAGAGTTTAGAAAACAGTATGTTGACTACTTACAGCAGTTACAAGAAGAAACTGGTTTGGCTGATAAAAGAAGAAGAGAAGCGGTTGAAGCTGGCTTTTTCAATCTAGGTGCAGCTGACCCTGTTCAACCAGGAGAGTCTTTAGTTCAAGCAGGTATCAGAGCGTTTAGAGATCCTATGGCTGCATTGAGAGCTCAAGAAGCAGTGCAAGCTGAAAACATTTATACACGAGGTGCCGATGTTCTTGATCAAGCTCTTGCACCATCAGATTCTGCAAACGTACAATTAATTGAAAGACTAGTGACAGCTGGTATTCCAGAAGCTCAGGCTATTGACATTGTGACGGGCCTAACTCAAGCAAAAGCAGATCAACTTGAACAAATCATCAAACAGCCACAGTTCTTTAATACTTTTGTTAGTCCTTTGATGCAAGAGGGCAAAAGTCTCACAGAAGCAATTGAAGAGGCTTCAGGAATAAAATTTATTGAGACTGCTCAAGATATTGTAAATCAACAGGGTGTAACTGCTCCGACACTTACAGCCACCACGTTACAGGGCATAGAGGAATCTAAAGATGGTGGACGAGTAGGGTTTCAAGAAGGCGGTGAGGCTATATCAGAGGCTGTGGTGGACAGAGCAATGCAGCCTACAGGCATTAACGCCGGGTCTCCTTCCATATCTCCAATGTCTTTTGACGAGTTGAGAGAAAAACTTCCAGACTACATTAGTGATGATGTTGTAAAACTTTTAGCAGAAAACCCAATGGCTCTGATGGAACTAGCTCAGGCACAAACAGACAGAGATCTTAGAGCGTTTGAAAAAAAATATAAAGTGGATGTGACTATGCCACAAGCTGAGTCAGAGGTCGATTATACCGGAGCGGTATAATGGTTAAAAAAGACGAAAGAAATTATATTTTTGGAACTGAACTAGGGACAAAAGGTCCTGAATTTAATATATTTGAAAAAGTTGGATTAGGCGCCGCTTCTGGCGTATTAAAAATACCAGAATCTATTTTGGAATTAGGTGCTGCATTTTCAGATGCAGCGTTTAACACAGAGCTGGTTTCTGCGTTAGAAAGAAATTTTCCCAGAATAAATGTTACAGACGGACCGGGTAAGTTTGTAGAAATAATTCTTCAATACGGAATCCCTTATACCAAGGCATTACAAATAGCAAATAAGATGCACGGGTTGAAAAAACTAAGAGACCTTGGACAGGGTTCTAGTAAAATTTCTAAAATTGCTGGTAAAATGGGTTATTATGGTATTCCCGCTATCGCCACTGACACTTTGGTTGGAGCTTCAAGAGATGTGACATTGGGAGAAACTTTTGGTTTGTATCAGGGTTACGAAAAAGGAAGAGAGGGTAAGGTTGGACGAGAGCTGGCTGGGGAGGTTTTTAAACAAAGAGCTCTACTAGGTTTAGAAGGCGGAGCTTTGGCTGGGCTTATTACAACAGCGTTGCCACCAGCATTAAGCGCAACGGCGACTGGTGTTGCCAAAGGAGCAGGATATGTGAGCAGGGGAGTTTCTCCAATAATTAATCCTGTAGCACAACTTATAGGAAATTCTGCCGTAGGCGCCGGGGCAAGAAGAACTTTAGAGGCAATAAAATTTGCAAAAGAAAAAATAGATCCCACCTCTTTAAATCAATTAAAGTTTACCAAGTCAGATCAAATGACTTTTTTTCAAAGAGTTAAACAACGTATTGGAAACTTACTTACTCCTCAAGGTCCTATGACAAGACAACAATTTGAAAGTTTTCAAAATGAAGTTAACACTCTTAAATCGGTAAGAGGAGACTTAGATTTTTATTTAAAAAGATCTGATCAAGAAATACAAAAGGCTGTAGATACTTTAGCTTTATCAAAAGGAGAATCGTTAACAAAACAAAAATCAATATTAGAAGATTTTGTAAACGCTGTAGACTTAACTAGGGAAGGAGGCATGAGAACCTTTAAAAATAAAATGCAAAACATTTTTGGAGTACAAGAATCTAAAAATCTTATAGACGCAGTAAAAAACGTAAGAATATTTTCTGAAGAACTACGAGACAAAACGTTAAACAGTTTTGCGAAACCTGTTTTAGGCAAAAGGTCTAAGTTGGCAGCAAGGGAAATCAACGAAGAAATAGTGTCTTTATTAGATAAAAGAGTTGGCACGGTATACAAGGCTTTTGATCAAGGCTCTAGATTTAAATTTTCTGGAAAACAATTTGAACAAAACAAAAGCGTCGCTATAAAAGATGCAGCGGACGCGTTAAGCAAAGGCGCTTTAAAAGGCAAAGATAAAAAAACTATAAATGCTGTAGCAAAAAAAGAAGTGGAACAACTGATTCGTCTTGCAGAAAATAGTGGCACAGAGGGCAACTTTTTTTATCGAATAAAAGATTTAAAAACACTTAAACCAAAAGACTCTTATCTTAGTATTACCA